GTCATGTGAATGCACGAATATCGCAACATATTACGGTTTCGCTAACACATTCACATCAACATGAACTTGTGGCAATAACGCAGTGAGTTCTGGGGTCGAGGATGAGCCAACACGAGCAGTCATATGTGAATACACTAAGATCGTAATATTCTACGGTTTTGGTAACACATTCACAACAACACAATTTCGTGGGCTTGTATAACGCAGCCGTCGAAGGGGGGGTATTAGAAAACAATATTTGTGCCCTTGGAGTTTGGGCTCCTCGGGCAATTGTAGGACCATAGGCCCTTATTAGAGTTGGGCCCTCGAGGGTAATTTGTTTGAACCAACCCCATTAGAGTAGCTCAAGTGGTGCGGGGAGTGGTTATAATGTTTTGATAAGATGAGACAATTAAGATGTTAATTTTTCAATTTTTCCTAATATATATATAGTTTTCCTGGAATAAATATATAATATTATATATAATGGATATTAGTTTTGAGAATAGTTTAAAAGAATATATGCCTATATATTATTATTTTTTAGATGGATATATTAATCCTAATGTTATGTATAGTAGTGATAAAATATATAATTTTATATTAAATAATAATATTACACCTATTTGTAATGATAACACCATGATAACATTTTTAAATTATGAAATTAATTATTTAGAAAAAACAATTAATTTAATTTTTAAATTTTATAATAAAAAAGAGCGTTCATATAAAATTAGTATTGATAAATTAGAAGATAATTGTGATATAAGTGAAATAATGGAATTATTTACTTATTGTATATGGCAATCAACAAATAACTCTCATATAACATCTTTGTTATTTTTTATTAAAGATAATTGTTTTAATGTAGCATCATTTAATTCTGGCGATGGCATAGGTAATCATGAAATTATAACTAGAAAAGATCATCGTAATTATTATTCACCTTATAAGGGTATAACAATAAGTAATGATTATATAAATAATAAAATAAAATGTTTGAAAAATATATTAAGTTTTTTAGTTGTATCAGAATTATATAATCAAATAGTAAAAATTGAAGAAAATATTATTACAGTAGGAAGATATTATAAAGAAGTACCTCAAAAATACGATGATTATTATAATGTTGAATATGTATATGATTTAGTTATATATTTAAAATTATTATTACCAAATATTAATTTAAGAAAAAGATTATTTGATTTTGAAATTAATAATATTTCCTTAGATAATTTACATAAAATTAAAAAAATTAAAATTTATTATCATTATGGAAATAAGGAAGGTTATCGATATGAAAATAAAAAAGCCAGCCCAATAGAGGAAGAACATTATTATATGCAAAAATCGGATACACGCATAACACCTCAGACTATATCATATTATAAAATAATTACTACTTTATTTTCTGATAGGACATATGATATATTAAAACTATCAACAAAATATAATTTTGATGAGGATATGTTTAATACTATGAATTTAAATATTAAAAATAAATTAATATTGCATTATGAAAATAATTATTATATATATGAACAGGAATCAAGTTCATGTTCTTGGTTTTCAGCATATTGGCCAATATTATTTTATAATATTTTTAATTTCAATGAATGTAATTATTATGAAACAGTTTTAAATATTTATAATAAAATGATAATATTATTAAATAGAATTTTTAATGATAAATCATTATTATTGTGTTTTGAAGATAATGATGATAATTATAAGACTATGAAATTATTATGTGAAAAATTTGTTAATATAAAATTATTAGATTCAGAATTATTAATTAAACAAAATAATATAATATATGATTATCCTTTTAGCATAAACCGACATGAAGATATTATAAAACATAATACATATTTTGAAAGGATGAACAAAATTATAGATGAAGATAAGGAAACTTTATTTGAGAATAATAATATAATACTTTTTCTAAATAAATTATTCAATGAATATATAATTCAGGATGAATGGGCACCGAGGAATAGTTCTTTTGAAAAATTAGAGGTATTATCATTTAATGATACCATAATATTAATTAAAGAACTATTTAATTATCAAGAAATAAATAATCAACCATTTTTTAATGACACTGCACCACCACCAGTGATATTCGCAAAGTTATTTGATTTTTCTGTTAATCATTTGAAAATGGAAAATAAACAAGAGATTGATATGTTTGAAAATAAGCAATATATATATAATATTGATAATATTCCATTTAATATTACAAATTATTTAAAACAATTTATAGATACGTATGATGATTGTTATGAACCAGACCCGATGTATATAAAGAATTATATACATTGGGCTACAACATTAATAGATTTTGAATGTGAATATGATAAACTTCGTAGATTCATAACATTTATACATAGGTTTTCTTTATTTATATTAATTATAAGAGTTATTAATAATATAATAAAGATTGTACTTGCGAACGATTTTAATAGTGAAAAAAATCAAGATATAAAAAATTTATATACTAAAAATTTATATGAAAAAATAATTTTACCATTATTAAATAAAAAAAATAGAACAATAATTATAAATAAACATGATGATTTTATAAAACTTAGGATGAGTAACATTTATTATGAGACTAAATATATTAATCATTTAATTAATGTTAATAATGTATTAATAAAAAGGAACCAATTATCTAGTTCCGGTGAATTTATAGTTATGATTGATAATGAAAAGAGATTAAAACAATGCGAAGGATTATTTGAAAATTATTCTAGATCAATAGAAGATTATATATTGTTAAAACAATTTTTATACGAACAACCAAAATATATTCATACAGATTTTAATGAAAATGAATTAATTATTGATACAAATCAGTTTGTTAAACTTAATATTAAAGAAATTTGTTCGAATATATTAATTAGAAATAGATTAATTCAATATTATTCAATTAAATATTATGAAAAAGTTGCAAATGATATAAATAATGAATTATTATGGATAATTTCTAATTTACAACTATTAATTTGTGAGAAAATAGGTTATTATAATGACGATGAAGATAATTTAAATATATTTATATATAATGTATTTGTATATGAGTATAGTGATATTAGTTTTAAAGAGTTTAAAAATATATTGAATAATATAATAATAAATAAAAGTAAAGAAGAATTTATTACATATTTAATTCAACATAGGACTGAACTAATAATAAATCCTATAGATATAATAAAATCACATCTAGATAATAATATAGAATATAATCAAGACACCAAAGTTATTACAATTGAATATAATAATTATGATATAATTAATATAAATAATAATAAAATAATAAAATATTTTAATATAATCCCCAGGTCTATATGTTTATTAAATCATGATAATAATGATATTTATATTTTTAATAATAAATTATATATTCAATTCATATGTGAATATAAAGATTTACAATATAAAATTAATCATATTAAAATTAATAATAAAGATGTTATTAAATATGATAAAATTATATATCCTTTTAAACATGTGATACCTAAAAATAGTTTTCATTTAATTTATAGAAAGAATTATATATATTATATAACTTATTTAATAAATCATCAAAATATAAGAAACAAATTTTATCAAGATAATAATTTATTAGGGACTCAAATATTAAGTCCTGATATATATACAATAAGTATTAATAAAAATAATATGATGTATCCAAATTTAGATAATAATATTTTTAAATTATTATGTTTAGATTCTGGATTAAATAATTTTAATATTATTTATCAAAATAAAAATGATACAGAATATAATATATTAAATTTTACTTATTTAAATAATAAATATTTTGACGAATTTAAATTTAATAAAGAAAATTTTATGACAGAAGAATTAATAATAATTGATTATAATAAAATAGAATTATTAAATTATGATTCAGATTCTTTATTTAAAATGGTTGATAAAGATAGCTCAGGTATAAAATATTCGGAATATTCAGAATCTATTAAAAAATTATTATTTAAAATTAAAAAATGTTTATATAAATTTAATAAATTCAGTAAATTAAAATCAGACCCTCAGAAGGAATATGATTATGATTATTTTGATTTCGAAATATCAAAGAGTGATTCTGATTTTAGGATGTTTATTAATTATATATTAAATAAAATGATTAAATTGAGAAATTTATGTTGGAGAGGTGTTGTAATATTTTCAGATAGTATTAAAGATAAAAATTTTGATTATTTATTTAATAATTATAGTGAATTATATAATTATTTATTACTTATAAAAAAAATAAACATATGTAATATTTTATTAGAAATAATAAAATTAAATAAAATAGAAAATTTTTGCAGTCAAATTAAAATTTTAAATGATATGTTTAATATTAAAAAACATAGTTTCAAATTTAAATTCGAGGCTATGTTTGAATTAATAAATGGTAATGAAATATATGATGAACAAATGGAAAGATATGCATCTATTGTTTCTAAACATAATGAATATATATCGTTAGGTCCATATCCACAAATGATGAAAAAAAATTCTAAAGATACCGAATATATTTTAGATTTTGTAGAACCAAAAAAAGGTGGTGGTGTATATCCATTACATCATATTATGATGGCGAAAGGTAAATCATCTGTTATAACACCATTATTAACATTATATTTTAATAAAATAAATAGGAAAAAAATATTAATAATTGTTCCAGACCATTTAGTAAATCAAACAAAAGATACATTATTAGGATATATTGATATATTTAATATGAATATTTATAGTATGGAAACTAACTTCAAGGAAGAATCTGAAATTACAATTGATATGTATAATCGTATTTTTAGGGAGAGAGAGATATTAATATTTTCAGATACTAAAATAAAAGAATTATTTCTTTTAAAAATATTTGAGGATAGGTCTTTAAATAAAGATATTATTATGTTAATAGATGAGTTTGATTATATTTTAGATCCTATTAAAAGTAATTTAAATATAACTGATAAGAAAACTTTATCTGTCATGAAAGAGTTTCATTTATTAAATCCGATTGGGGATATAAATGGTAATATAGAATCAATATATAATGGTAATATTAATGATAATAATGACAATTACTCGGATGAGATTTATAATTTAATTAAAGATAATATTAAAAAAATAGTCCATCAAATTCATACAAATAAATTAAAAGAAAATATAAATTGGGGTATTCATCCAAATAAATGTATAGCAATACCATTTCGATGTAAAAATGTTCCTTTATTAACTTCTAATTTTTCATCCGTATTATTAACAATATATTTAACATTATATTATTATATTTATATAAAAAAATATAGAATAACTGAAACTATAGTTAATTTTATAAATATAAATAATATTTATGTAGAATTTTTTCATAGTAATAAACCGATTATATTATCAATAGAAATGTTAGAGTCTATTATTAATAAACGTGGAGATGAATATAGATTAGAATTTTTTAATTTTTTATTTCATAAAATATTTAATGAATTCAAAATTGCATCAAAACAAACTAATACATCATTTGTTGATATTATTAATATTGATAATATTTATAAAATAGGTTATTCAGGGACAATTAATATTAATCTTCCTCTATTAAAACCAGAAAATATGTTTGATATAATAGTTCAAGATTTTGATGAAAATATTAATGTTGAATATGCAATTGTAAATTCTATAGTAGTCCCATATTTAAATAAAATGAATCCATATTTTTTTGAGGAAGAATGTATTAATTTGTTTGATTATGATGCAATTATTGATATTACTGGTTTATTTAAAAATGAAAATAATGAAATAGTAGCCATGAGAGTACATTCTTATTTCAATAGATTATCAATTACAAGAGATATAATATATATATCTGAAAATAATAAAAAATATGTAATAAAAGAAAATAATAAAATATATGATTATGATAATTTTTCATACTATAATAAACCATTTATATTTTATAGTCAAGCACATACTATTGGTATTGATATAAAACAAGATCTATATCCTAATATGAAAGGATTATGTATAATTGATAAATTAACAAAATATTCAGAAATAGCTCAAGGAATATTCAGATTAAGGAAAATAAATATGGGGCATTCAGTTGATTTTTTATTATTAGGTGATTATATTACTTCTGAAGAATTATTATGTATAATAAATGAAAATGAAAATAATTATAAAATAGAAAATAAAAAGTTTTTAATTTATCAAACAATTAAATCTAATTTAAGAAAAATTACAAAAAACTATGAGGAAGAAATTAAATATTATTATATTAATTATGAAAAAACTATAAATGATATATTAAAAAATATTATTCCCATATATGAACATATTAAAAAACTAAAGAAACTAGAACAAAAACATAAGAAACAAGGGAAGGATGTGTCAGAAAAGGATATTATAATAAAATTATACGAAGAAATTAATGATATATCTATAATAAGAGAGCTTGTTTATAATTTGGATTCACTTGGGATTTCGACAGAACGTTCTGTAGAGAAATCTGAGGAAACATCTACAGAAAGAGCATCAGCATATGAGAAGAATATTATTATAAATCATAATGATTATTTAAAAATATTTGATATTAATTTATTATATGATTATTATAAATATGATTTTAATATTTTAGATTATAATATAGATACTTTTAGGAGTGCATCAATAAAATTAACCGAATCAATATATTATTTACCTAATATATTTACAAACTCAAATAGTTATAGGTCTTTATTTAATTATTCGGGATATTTATTTGTTTATTTTTATAAATTTAATAAAATATTAATTATTCCAGGATATTTATTAATGTATTTTTATAATAAATATCCAATTTTAAATTATCAATTAATTTTAATAAATAATAATTTTATTCATTTATATGACAAAGAAATAATATCAAAATTTTTAGAAGAAGATTTATTTAAAATTTTAAATAATGAAAGAATTAAAGATAATGATACATTGTCTGCATATATAGCATTGCTTATTTTTTCCAATAATAATTTGATAACACAAAAACAATTAGATATATATAATTTTTTTAAAGACCCTAAAAATAAAGGAATAAAAATAAAATATATAGGAGAAATTAGTGAAATATTAAAAAATGATTATTTCTCACAAATGAAGATTAAATATATAGATAGGTCTAATATTAAAGGATTAATTAAAATTGATGATGCACAATATAAAAAACTTCAAACATTTAAAATGGATGTCAAGAAGTCTAAATCAAGTTATAATAAATATATTAAATATAAATTAAAATATATAAACTTAAAAAATACAATTAAAATATGAATTATAAATTATTATGATGCAAAAATAAAATTGAAATTAATAATATTAAAACAGATATTTATATTATTAATTAATGAATAAAAAAATATGTGTTTTATATACAGAAAC